CTATAACCGTATCCGGTTAATGGTTTCGTGTGTGGGAGCCCATCAGGGTGCTCATTTCGACCGGAGTTGGACATGACCACTACGTTCTAGTTGCCTAATAAGTAGCTAGACGTGTCCAGGTGTAAGAGTGATACCTTACATGAGAGGTCATCGCAGATAGTATTGTACACACTGTCGTGTGTCTATCTTAAATCAACCAATAGGGCTCTGCACATCATGAAAATGACGACAGAACCAGGTTTTACCTGGGAAAACCCCGCTTGGCTTGATCGACGGATTAATACTATACCACTACCTAAGAAGGTTAAAACTACCTTCACCCAGCATGTCCATTGCTGGGCCGAAAACTCTGGAATAGAGTGGACGGTAAGTCGGTTAAAATCTTTTAAAGATTGCCTGCTTAATAGTTATGCAGCAGGTGGAGCATTGCACTCCAAACCCGATTGGTTTAAAACCAATAGTGCTGGTAACCTCTCCGGGAATATGGGTGACCTCTGGTCACATGCTATGACAGGTGCAAAACAGCTTAGAGCTGTCCTGAACTTAGTAAACATATATTCCGCGGTTACTCGTACTGAAAGCACGGAAACTGTGCTCTCGGAAATATCATCTGAGATCGAAAGTACTCCTGCCCCGGCTTTGCCGGTCCGCCATGGTCTTCATGGCGTGAGTCAAGGTTCTATCCGTAGAGCCCTGAAGCGCATGGGTATGGAACGTGCCCTTAGAAGTAAGGAACTGCCCATACCAATATCACTGGTACCACCTGCAAAGGATGGTCACAGTAATAAAGTACTTGAGGACGTGATGGTAGGTCAAGCGTTCCCGAAAGGGTGCCAAAACCTGTTTACACGTGCACTCGGTGCTCCGTTGTGGGGAAAATCGTACCCTTGCCTTCCTTTGGTTGGCGAGGTACATATAACCCACGAACCAGGCTTGAAAACGCGTTACTTCGCGGCCCCTAACCAGGTCGTTCAGAGAGCTCTTGAGCCTCTGAAAAACAACTTGTTAAAGTTGTTGAGAAGAGTTCCATGGGACTGCACCCTGGACCAGCGCAAGGCTGACCCTGTAATTCGGGCGAAGCTGAATAGTGGAAAAACCGTTCACTCGGTGGATCTAAGTAAAGCTACTGATAATTTCCCTTGGGAATTCCAGAGGCAAGTGCTCAGAGTGTTGCATCCTACTAATAGGAGGCATCCAATGAGAGAAGCTATTCGCAT